GCGTTACATGGCTCCCTCGGATGCCCCCACGACCATCATCGGTGCCGCTGACATCTATCTGTCGGACTTCGGCTCGGTGAGCGTGGTGCCCAACCGCTTCATGGTTTCGGGCAACTCGGCAAACGAAGTGGCCTTCGTGCTGGACCCCGAGTACGCTGCTGTTGCTTATCTGCGTCCCTTCTTCACCAACGAACTGGCGAAGAACGGCGACTCGGATCGCACCCAGTTGCTCGTGGAATACACGCTCGAGGTTCGCAACGAAGCCGCCCACGGCATCATCGCTGACCTGAGCTAATCTTCGGTAGCAAGCAACCAAGGGGGCCGGGGCAACTCAGCCCCCTTTTTCACATGAACATCAACGAATTCTCAAAGACCGCCAAAGTTGTAGATCGCAAGGCCCATAAGACCGATGACGGTGGGCTGATTATCGAAAGCACCCAGGATGTAACCGGGATCATTGAGTCCAATCGTAAGCAATTTAACGCTTACGATGAGCGCGCCCGATGGTCAGATGACCTGCTTGGGAATAAGATAGCGTCTATTCCGCTTGCGGTAGTTGATGAACTAAACAAGCAAGGCATCATGCGGGGATTCCATGTGCTGGATCAACCTCGTTTCAAGGCCTGGCTGAACCATCCTGATAACAGGGCATTCCGAACCCGTCCTGGGAGGATTTGATGGCTCTCGCAACATACTCAGACCTCAAGACCACGGTAGCAAACTACCTTGCTCGGTCTGATCTGACCTCTCAGATTCCTGACTTCATCACCCTTGCGGAGAATCGCCTTCGCAGGGAGCTTCGCATCCGTCAGATGCTGAAGGTTGTAACGGCATCAACGACCGGGAATGACGCAACTCTCTCGCTCCCGTCAGACTTTCTGGAACTGAGAGACATCCATATTGACTCCAGCCCCGATCAGGTGATGGAGTATTACAACCCAAACATCTTCTTCCGCAATGCCCAAACCAAGGTCTTGGGCGTGCCGAAGAAATACACGATCTTGGCCTCGGAGCTTCAGTTCGCGCCGATCCCTGATGGGGTCTATACGATGCAGATGCTGTATTACGCAGCACCTACCTATCTGAGCGATGCGAACCCTTCCAATGCTTTCCTGGCGAACTGCCCGGATGCTCTGATCTATGCGTCCCTTGGGGAAGCCGAGCCTTATCTGATGAATGATGAGCGTCTTGGCACATGGGCCGCGCTCTATCAGAGGGCCATTGACTCTTTGACCGCCGCCGATGATCGGGGAGAATACTCGGCAGTTCCCTTGACTATGACTCTCGCACGGAGATAAACATGGCTGAAATGTCCAACTACCTTGAGAACGCGCTGATTAACGCGACTCTGCGAAACACATCATACACATCGCCTGCGACTGTGTATGTGGCGCTCTACACCACAGACCCCACGGATGCTGATACGGGAACTGAGGTTTCTGGCAACGGATACGCTCGTCAGAGCGTGACTTTTGGCGCTCCTTCTAATGGCGCATCCGTGAATTCTGGCGCTGTGGAATTCCCCCAAGCCACTGGCTCGTGGGGGACGATTGCTTACATTGGCCTACGCGATGCCTCTTCCGGTGGGAATCTGCTGTATCACTCACCGCTGGATGCTTCCAAGACCATCTCCACTGGTGATGTATTCCGCATCTCTGCTGGCAACTTGAGCGTCACTCTGTCGTAATGGCCGATCTTTACCCGCCGTGGACAATAGACTCCCTTGATAACCTCAAGGCGAGTCTAGACGACCTCACTCTCACGCTAGACAGTCCTCTTTATGAGACTTCTGTCACGCGCTGGGATGCGGCGGGATCAGTGTCTGCCTCTGCTGCGGTCACCGCTTCTGCGCTGATCGTTAAGGATGCTGCAGCCTCGATAACTTGCTCTGCATCTGTAACTGCGCTTGGGAGTGCTGTTCAGTCCGCATCTGCCTCAATCACCGCTAATGGTGTTTTGGAGGCTAATGCAGAAATCGTGATTCCAGCCTCGGCTGCGATAACCGCATCAGCGTCTGTTAGTGCCGCACCAAACGCCACATTTGGGGGCTTTGCCTCTATCAACGCAGATGGAATGCTGCAGGCTGCTGGTGATGTGCTGACCACTGGATCAGCATCTATCGTCTGCACCGCAACGGTCACGGCAAATGCTAGCGAGCAGGGCGAGGAATGGACACAGGTCACTTTCCCGCCAACCACATGGACGCTTGTCCCTGCTGGAGGTGGATCTTGGTCATTGAGGCTCTAACATGGAACAAAGACTGACCTTCGGAGAGTGGCTCCCAGACCAGCCTGGAATCTCTGGCGCATTGCAGACCGCAAACAATGTTGTGGCGCAAACTATTGGATACGGGCCTTTTCCTGAGCCGGTGGATCTCAGCGCATCTGCATCTGAGAACCTAAATTCTGTGTTCGCTGGTGAGTTTGGGGCGACTTCAAACATGTTCGCTGGCGGGAACTCTAAGCTGTTCAAGTTCGATTCCAGCGATCTATCAATGGACAATGTGTCCAAAACTGGTGGATACACTGGATCTCAGCCCTGGAGGTTCACCCAGTTCGGGAAGGTTGTTCTTGCTGCCAACGGTGCAGAGAAGCTCCAGGCCTGGACGCTTGGAACCTCCACCGCATTTGCTGATGTGGCCGCAGCCGCTCCGATTGCCTCTTATGTCTCGGTTGTTCGAGACTTTGTGGTGGCCGCGAACATCGCCAGCTATCCGAATCGAGTGCAGTGGTCAGACATCAATGATGAAACTGACTGGACTTCTGGCCCTACTTCTCAGTCAGACTACCAGGACATTCCTGACGGTGGAAATATCAAGGGAATCACAGGCGGCGAGTTCGGGATCATTCTGCTTGAGCGGTCAATCGTCCGAATGTCTTACATCGGCGCTCCGTTCTTTTTCCAGTTTGACACCATCTCTCGCTCTCTTGGGTGTTATGAGCAGGGATCTGTGGCCCAGTACGGCCCCCTTACATTTTTCCTGAGCGATGACGGGTTTTATGTCTGCGATGGTCAGTCTGTAAAGCCAATCGGCGCGGAAAAGGTGGATCGGTGGTTCTTTGATGATGCCGACCCGTCAAACATTGACAAGATGTCCACGGCGGTTGATCCGATCCGCAAGACGGTGAGCTGGTGCTACCCAAACACACGGGCTGGGCAGACCATCTTGATCTACAACTGGCAAGTCCAGCGGTGGACTTATGTAGACACAACGGTGGATTACATCGCTTCTGCGGCAACTCCTGGCGTTACCTTGGAGGGGTTGGATACTTATTCCGCAAGCATTGACGCGCTTGAGACCTCACTAGACTCTAGGGCTTGGCTTGGTGGAAAGTATGTGTTTGCCGGGGCTTCTGGTGCCAAATTGGTCACCTTTACTGGGCCTTCCTTGTCTGCGCTATTTGAGACTGGCGACTTCGTGGCCGGTCAGAACTCTGTCGTAAGGCTCGCCCGTCCCCAGGTTGATAACGGATCTGCATCTGTTGCCATTGCTTCGAGGGATCGGCTAGACGACACCATTTCTTTCGGGGCTTCTTCGGCTGCGGATTCGGATAACCGAGTGAGCCTGAGAAGTTTCGGAAAGTACCACCGATTAAGGGTTACTCCTAGCGGAAGCTGGACAACCGCAGTTGGGGTTGATGTAGATACAACCCAGGCAGGGCGGCGCTAATGTTTCGTGTCCTCCCCCCATTTGGTTCAGATCCTCGCGGTGTCGCGGAGATCGTCAATGGGCTGATGAATGGGAAGTCCAACAATACCGGGACAGTAACGCTAAACACGGGCGGGGCATCAACCACCACGATCTATGACGCTCGGATCAGTCCTGAGTCCAAGATCATCCTGATCCCGTTCTCTGCAAACGCCTTCAACGACAAGATCCCTTATGGGGCGTTCCAAGACTCCACAGACCAGACAGCGGCCTCAACGACTGCGGCCTATGCGGTCACTTATAACACCACGGACTACTCTAACGGGATAACCCTTAGTAACAGTTCAAGGTTAAATGTCACGAGTCCTGGGGTCTACAACATCCAATTCTCTATTCAGCTTGCCAATAAAGACACCCAGATTCAGGATGTCGATATTTGGTTCAGAAAGAACGGCACGGATGTAGCTGGGTCTAACAGTAAGTTCTCGGTCCCAAACTCCCACGGCGGGACGGATGGTCATCTTATTGCTGCGCTTAACTTCTTCATTGAGCTGGCCGCAAACGACTACATCCAGATCATGTGGGCCACGACTTCCACATTGGTCACG